TAGAATTTTCATAAAATCCATTTTATTTAGTGGAGTGATTGGCTCGTTAAACCTATCTAAAGTTTTCATCTTTATAGTACCACTAATATCAACATCATCCAATTGCATCAATTCTCTATTAAGTAAGATTTGTCTTTTGGATTTTAAAATATCATTGTATATTTTTATTTTTCCTTTTGTTTCCTCTGCTTTTTTCTCAGCAAGTTCTAATAAATCATCTACTGATAATTTCTTATCTTCTGTTATTTCAGGAAATCTTTTTACTACGGTCTTAATCCCACACCCATAAACACCAGGTATGTTATCGGATTTATCACCATCTAATACTCTATACAATAAAAGATTCTTGGATTCGATACCATATTCTTCTTTTACCATTTTGGTATTATACATTTTCTTTTTGGTAGGTGACCAAACGATAGTTGTATCGTCAATCAGTTGAAGGAAATCCTTATCTGTTGACATTACTACCGCTTGTTCATCTTCCTTGAGAATTTTAGTGGATATATAAGCCATGATATCATCGGCTTCAACACCATCGTATATCATAGTTGTAAGAGGTAACCCATCTAACATTTCGTTTAACCAAACGTATTGTCTTTTCATAGATTCTCTTTCATCCTCATCATTCATCATACCTTTATAAGCACGATTTACTCTGAGTTTGTTAGAATCTCTTTGAGCTTTATATCCACTAAATTTCTTCTTTCTTTGTGTAGAACCACCTTTCCCATCGAACACTACAACAACACGAGTTGGTTGAGTTTGTCTAATTGCATATCCAATCGATTTGAGAACACCAGTTGCACCACCAACATGGTCACCATCTTCATTCATTGTAGGAATGGATGACCAACATCTGATAAATGTATTTAACCCATCAATAATTAAAACACGAGAATTCTTGTGTCTATTGATATTCGTTTCTCTATCGGTTTCAACCGAATCTAAAATGTTTTTGTAGAGTTCTTTCATTATATAACTTCTTTTGTTGGAGGAAAGTATTTTTCTAATGCTTCTATTCTATCATCAGCATCTACTAACTTAATCAGAGCTTCCTCTGCATTTTTGTAGAAATCTTCAGTAGAATGGTCACCAATTCCAACTGCCTTATTTTCCAATAAGTCAAGAGATAAAAGTGCTTTAGCTTTATCAGCTTCAGCACTTAATCTCAACATTGTAACTAATTTACTCATATTGATTTTTGTTTTTACTCGTTAATTCCAGGTCCTGTCGTATCTATTTCCATAGCATCAATATCTAAAGTATCAGATTTATATTGTAAGATTGTTTCTTCACATATCTTTTTATAAATTTGTTCTCTGAGTTCAGTATTCGTATCCATCAAAGGAATAAAATCTTTTGATTGAAATTTGAATTCTTCACCAGTTTCAGTATCAACGTATGCATACCATGCACCTGCTTGTTTTACTAGTTTGTTTTCTTTCATAACAGATAACCATGAACCATAGTTATCAATCCCTCTGTCAAAGTAGATTTCAAAATCGGCTGCTCTCAAAGGAGGTCCCATTCTGTTTTTTACTACTTGACAACGAACTTTCATTCCAACTGTCCTATCTTGTCCACCTTGTTTCATCTTGATTTGTCCCATATTCTTTAACCTTAATCTTACAGATGCGTGAAAAGCAAGAGCTTTACCACCACTTGTAGTCCAAGGGTCTCCGAACATAGCATTCATCTTCTGTCTAAGTTGGTTAGTGAATATCAATGAGATTTTCTGTCTACCAATCATATTGGTAATCTTTCTCATTGCCTTCGAGATAATAATAGCTTTATCAGTAGCATATCCATCTTTCTTGTAATCTGCTGCTAATTCATTAGTTGTAGAAGCAGCCGCAACTGAATCTACTACTATTGTTACTATTTTATCTTTGGAAGTTTCTCTAACTTTCTCAATGATAGTTTCTGTGAAATCAAAGATTTGTTCAACCGAATCTGCTGATACATAAAGTAATTTAGAAACGTCAACACCGATTGCTTCTAAAAAATCTCTACTTACTGCAGTTTCTGTATCAATAAGAACAGCAACACCACCTTGCTTTTGTGTTTCGGCAAGGAGGTGGGCTGATACTAATGATTTTCCTGATTGTTCTAATCCTGTTATTTCAGTTATTCTACCAACAGGTAAACCACCATAAGGACGATTGGAAACTGCCACATCTAACATTGCACACCCAGTCGATATCCACCCATCTACATTTGTAGGAGCTTCATCTTCATTAAGGAAAAATGCTACTTTTTGGTCTTTGGATTGTTTATTCAGTTCACCCGCTAGGATGTCTGCAAGATCCAGTTCTTTTACTTTCTTCTTCGCCATTAAATTGGTTTTTATTTGTTAAACAAGTCATCAAATGCAGCTGCAACTTCATCAGTTTTCTGAGGAGCGTTGATTTCTGCTTTTGGTTCAGTTGGTTGTGATGGTGCTGAAGCTGCTTGAGCTAATCCTGCTGATGCAGGTTTAGATTCACCTTCTGCATTTGGATTTAACCATCCTTCTAATACTGATTTTAATTCATCATAAGATAATTCTGAATATAAGTCAGTAATTTCAGTCTGTCCTTCCAATAAACCTTGAACTTTTGATTCATCTGCCGTGATTGGAGATGTACTTGGTTTAACTCTAATAGTAGTAGTTGGATAACTAGTACCAGCTTCATCAGCTGATTTGTATTCGATTGTTAAATCTCTACCACTCGTTGGGTCTGTGATATCACCATAATCTGGGTCAGCAATGTATCCAAGAATTTCTTGATATACTGTTTTACCGAATCCCCAAAAACGGATTCCTTCACCTTCTTCACCTCTTACAAGAACAGGAACAAAAGTACGAAGTTTTGGCTCCATAGCTTTCGCTGCTTTCCAATCTTCTTTATCTCCCATTCTTTTTAGTTTATCCGCAAACTCTACAATAGGGTCTGGTCTACCAAATGATTGTGGTGATAAATAAGTTTTGTTGTTAATGTTGTAGTGAAAGTACAGTTCAATAAATGGATTATCCTTTTCGAATTGATAAGGAACTATTCTCACTTGGTGTTTACCAGGTGTTGGTTTCCATAATGAATCTGATTTACGTTGTGTGTTTTGTAGTTTGTTCAGTCTACCTCTGATTGCGTTAATGTCTAAAGCCATGATTTTTACCTTTTAGTGTTAATTATTAATTGTTTAAGTTTAAAGTTTTGAGTGCTAAACTAGTAACACTCGGTGTATATATAAATATAAAGAAACCTCAAAAAACACCGAATTTTTTTGGTTACTTATTAACAATTTACTTAGCCCATTTATCTCTTTGTACAAGTTGTGAGATTATACCATAAACAGATAAATCTTCGCAAGTATCTTGAATATTTTCTCCTACTTCATCAGGTTGTCCTTTAACAACTAATTGAAATAATCTTTGAATTTTATCATTTTTTCTGAACCATAAACCTGTTAAAGCAACTTTCTTATCATCATCAGTTTCCAATTGAGAACCAACTGAAATATTACCCGGTCCATAGTTTCTTTGTTTCTTACAAAATGTTACATACATTTCATCTAAGATTTTTTTGAACTCATCACAAGTTTGTGGGTAAGTTCTTTCACAGAATTCTACTGCATTTTCAGTAGGTTGTGTAGTTTGTTCTATCAT